TCTACGTCATTATAGCCGTCCCAGACCGTTATCAAATACTCCCCGTTTCCAGCATTCTCGTATTCAACCAATTGCGGGTCGTATCCGAGTCTCTCTGCGTCTTTTTCGGCTGCGTCCATCGCATCGCGAAAGACATCAAACGTTCTTTTCTCGTTGCCAATTTGTGCGTAGCCGTGCCGATTGCCGGATAGCGTCTTGGTCTCGATCTTGACCTCGTTGCCCTTCATAAAGGCCTGCAGCTCGTCCTTCGTCACAGACTTCTTGCCTTCAAGGAACTGCTCAATCCCGGACCAGCGAATCTCTTCTTTCTTGACTCCGCGCCCGGTCAGCCAAGGGATGACCTGATTTGCAGCCATCTTGTTCGGCATCTGCTTCTGGATGGTCTGGTCCATCTTGGAGTAGAACTCAGGGGCCCAGTCATTATGGGCCTCGTCGACTGCGGCGTCGTAGCTCTCGCGGTCGGAAAACTGAATCGGCTTGGCCTTGTTGTACTTGTCGGTCAGCTGCTCGAGCTTGGTCTGCCGACCGAACTTCTCGATTATGGCGTCCCTGTTGCCGGTGCTAAGCGGCTGTACGTCGTGGACCGTGGCCCCATAAAAGTCAAGATCAAGGCCGGTAAAGTCCTGCTTCTTGAGGTTAAGAGATTCAATCGGCGTCTTGCTGTACTTGTTGCTATTATCAAAGAGCAGAACGGGGACCTGCCTAATCCCGGCGCGTTGCAGCGCCACCATCCTGTGGCGGCCCTCGTGCCCGGTAACCTTGCCGGTCTTGCTGTCAATATTCAAGAAGATCGGAACTTCTTTTGAAGTATAGTCCACGACCTTATCAACAGAGAGGCCTTGCGATCCCTTGTATATATTATCGCGCGTGGCGTTGCTGCCAGTCGTGATGTCGAGGAAGCTGCTCGGCGTCATGTAAGTGACGTAGGCCTGTGCGTAGTCCGGGTTGCTTGCGGCATAATCTTTCAGCCACTTGTCAACGGTCTTCTCGCTGATAAGCGCACGGCGGTTATAGACTTCGCCCTCGTCCCACTCATCACGGTCGGAATGCTGCGCCTGCTTGGTATCCTGCGTCGCGTTGCCTTCGTTTTTGAGTGCTTCCAAAACACCGGGAACGACTTCGCTGACTTTCTGCATCTGGTCATTGTAATTTTTAGTGTACTTCTCCATCTGCTCGAAGAAGTCCTTCGGGACAAGCAGCTCGCCATTATCATCGAGCAAATGAACCGCTTCCTGCGGAGCATAGGCGTCCCGCCCCGGCATGTCTTCGTGCCGACCGGTCTCGCTGTTATAGGTCAGCCGGTCGAACATGTTGAAGTCATAGAGCTGCTTGTAGTAGTTTGGGTCGGTTGCGAATTCCCAGAAGAGCGGGAGCTCGCCTTTTTCGATGCAGTATTCGATGTAGTGGTCAGCAGTCAGGTATGGGTCTCTGGTCTTCTCTACGTCATCGTACAGCGCAAACTTTCCGTAGCCGCCTTCGGCCTTGGTGGTAACTGCGGTAAGCCCGTTTTCATTCATGAAGTCCAGAAATTCCTGCAGCGTCTGTTTCGCCGCCGCCGTTCTGGCGTCTCCGGTCTTTCCGGCAGAGAGCTCTTCAAACCTTCCCTTGATGTCGAAGGTCATATCAGACTTTATCGTCTTGCTTTTACCGCTGATAGGCTTCACGTCGGACGGGGGCGTGGCGTAGCTCGGAATGTCTTCTGGAATCTCGTAATTCGGCTTGACCAGCTTAACGACCTTCTGGGTGTTCTGCACGGGCTGATAGTCCGCAGCCATGTCGTAGTGCGTTTTGCTCTTGACTTCAACAGGCATGCCGGAAGAGTGATAGCCGATAATCATGCGGATGTCAGGATCGGCCAGCGCCTTCTTGTATGCCCGGTAAGAGAGAGGCACCGCGATGATGCCGCAGTTTTTGCTGTAGCCGTCCGTGTTCTGCAGCTTTTTGGCGTCCTCGAATCCGATAGACTGGATGAAGTGCGCCTTCCCTTCCTGCCCTTCCGGCAGCATGAAGTGCTGATAGTCTCCGACGAAATAGTTCCCGCTCTTCGTAAGGCCCGCGCTCCAAGAATCCACATTCGGGTCCACTTCAAACAGGATGGACATGTTATGCTTTTCGCCCGTCTTGCCGAACAGGCTTGCTCTGCTGATTTCCTTAGTGTAGGTATGCCCCGGAAGGCCTCGTGCGGCAAGCCCTGCAGTCTTCTGCAGCACATCGTAAACGTGGGAGATAATGAAATCCGAGAAGCTCTGAGACCGGGCGCCGCCGATTTTGGCCAGCTCCTTTCTCAGGCTGCCGTCGTCTTTTTGAACGATCAGCTTCCCGTCCTTTACTTTTACGGATTTCTGGCCAAGCAGCTCGACTTCCGCATTATACGGGGCAAAGGACTCAACCGTTTTGAAGCTCGCCGTTCCAAGTCTTGCTTTCGCAAAGCTGTTGATTTCGGGGAATTCTTGGTGCAGTCTGGTCCTGCCGCGCTCCGTCCCAAGGTCAGAGTAGGTGAGTTTCTTCCGGGCCGCCGGTACATTCTCGATCAGGAGTCTGGCCTTCTCGGCCGGTGTAACGCCTTTCCCTTCCTTCTTCCTCTCTGCGCTCAGTTTGCTGAGCGCTTCCCGGTATGCGGCAAACGCTGCCTTGTCTTCCGCGCTGTCGTGAAGGTTAACGTCGCCTTCCGCGTCCGCAAAGTGGAAATACTCGGCGCCGGGTGCGACTTCGTCTACAATTGCGTTCCAGTCATTGAGAATATAACTGTTTAGCTGCTGCTGGTTCGCCCGTTTCGCTTCTACGAAGCAGCCAAGGCAGTTTGTTTCCACCCCCTCAGCCGCGAGCATTTCATTAATCCGCTGGACGTTCTCTGCGGACAGGTCGACTTCCGTCGTGCCGTTCTCACTTGCCCTTCCTTTTTCCCGGGCAAGCACTTCGATCACCTGCTGCAGCGCCTGACGTTTCTTGCAGAGCTTGGTGAAGTCAAAATTCACCGCATATTCGTCATTCTTCACCATAGCGGACAGAACAATATTCCCGTTGCGGTCCAGAAGAATCGTAGCGTTATCAATGTCATTCAGACCAACAAAGCGGTACTTCAGCTCGTACCCCTTCATCTTCTTTTCCACTTGGTCGAGGAACTTGTTTACCTTGGCAATTTTATCGGCGCTAATCCCGTTCGCCTGAGCGACAGCGTTGCGTATATCTCGAACGGACATATTCACATTTTCACCGGTCTCGTCGGTCAGCATTCTGCTTTCCCCTTTGACGGTGAATATTTGCTTTGGCAGTTCTTCCAGTTCCGTGCGCGCCTGATATTGGATAAGAGGTCTCCCGTTCTTTGGATGGAGCGCGCTTACAACAGGGCTGGCGTCGACTGTGACGTCGCCATCAGGCGTGTTGTTGTCGAGCGTCACGCCGCCAGTAATGCCGCTGGATTCTGTTTTTTGATTCTTCGCCGCCTTTTTCAAAGCCTCGTCCCACATCTTCTGCAGCTTGTCTGCATTCTGCATTAGGATTTTGGCTTCCTCGTTGTGTGCGTCTACGCCCCGAAAAGCGGCTTTTATTTTTCGGGACCACTCCCGAATCCACCGTCCGATCTTATTGGCAAGCGTCTCGTTCTCCCTTGCCAGCGCTTCGACAGCCTTGCTGTCTTTCAGCATCATCTCGCAGCCGTCGGCGATCACTTCGTCGAGAGCCTGCTCCTTAGAGAGGCTGCCGCCCGCTCTCTTGATCTTTAAGTTAATCATCTCCTCAAGGCCCTTGGCCCCGGACTGGGCTACCAAGGTGTCGACAATGTAGTCACGCATGGCGTTGTAGTCGCCTTCGTTGAACTCCTGAATGAAATGCGTCAACTCGTGCGCTGCGGTACGAACGACTGCGATCTCGCCGACCGTTGAGCCGTCGGCCCGAATCTTGTTCAGTCCGGCGTTGACATCAAGATACAGCGTGCCGTCCTTGTATGCGCCGTTGGCCCCGAGGAACCGGCCCTCGCTGTCCATCTTTGACTGGAAGAACGTAATGTTCACGCCGGTTGCTTTGGCCAGCTGCTCAAGCGCGGATATCTGGTTCTTCTGAGTATTCGTCAGCGACTCTCTGTTAACCGCTGCATACTCCTTACCTTCGAGTGTTGCACCCTCGAAAGATACCGTGCCGCTGCCGCGCTTTGCGCGCGGAGTATCCGGTATCTCTTCTGCATTCGATTCTGTGCTGTTATAACCGCCCTCTGCGGCGTTTTCTGCGTTTTCCTGTGTGTTTACACCCTCTGCGCCAGAAACGCCTTCTGAGGCTTCTGAGGGCCCTGAAACGGTAACGGGCTCGCCCTTGACAGCGGTAGTGCCTGCAGCCATTCCAATGACGCCCTTCGCTTCTTCCTCGCTCATGCCTTCGAGAGAGGTGCCTGTTGCCTTTTCAAAGGCTTCTCTCGCCGGGGCTTTGCGATAGATCATGTCGATGTCTTCGTCGCTGAGCGCGCCACCCGACAGGGTATCCTGCATCCAGTTGTCCCACGACCAGCCCTGCTCGCCGACGAGGTTTGTCCGCTGCGCGGTCTGCATTGTGACCGGCGCTGCGGGAACTGCAGTCACGTTCTTCTGCTCTGTCTCTGTCGCCATGGCAATTGCCTGATCTATAGATATGCCCTTCTGGGCGAACTCCACGGCTTCTTGCGCGATGGCCAGCTGGTTCTTCGGGGCCACTTCCATGCCGCCTTGGAACTTGGTTGCGAGCGTGGCGAGGGCATAGCTGATAGCCGCGTCAGACTGCGCGTCGTCCCACTGCAGCGGCTTGCCGTTCTCCTTGCCGAGCACGATCTCGCTGATATAGTTCAGGACGTTCTGGGTAGCCTGCTCTGCTCCTTCAGTGCTGGCAAATGCCTGTGCCGCCTTCTGAGCGCCTTCCGGCATTCTGGCAACGAGGTCAGGGTTCATGATGTCGCCGAGGACCTGACCGCCGGACTCGCCGTTCAGCTTGGCTGCAAGGTAGTTTTTGGCATTGCCCTTCAGACCGGCCATAGCCACAACGTCCTGATCGCCGTTCGGAGTACCGGTTTCGTCGATAGGCTGGCCCATGAATATCTGGAAGTTCCTGACTCCGGGATGGACCTCTGCCTGTTCCTGTGCGTTGATCTCGTCGATGGCGTCCCGCAGGCCCATCTTCGCGACGGTCTCGTTATAGCTGCCGCGCCCGTTGCCGAGCTTTTGTGCGCCGCCAAGGCCGCCCATCAGGCCGCCAACAAGAGCGTCATACATCTCTTCAGAGACTGCTTCTTTAAAGCCTTCCCACGAGCCGAACTTCTTTTTCCATGCCTCACCGTTGTCGTAGATAAGTTTGGCATACGGGCTCGCGACGTCGGACGCAACTTCTTCAATAGCCTCGCCGAACACATCCGCGCCGAACAGGAGCAGCTTGCGACCAGCGTCGGTCTTTGCCAGCCTGCGAACGACAGCCTCGGTGAGATCGTCTGCGGAGCCTTTTCCGTATACTTTCGCAAAGCCGCCGAACATCTTTTCTGTTGCAGCCTCGATAGCGCCGACTGTATAGCCGTATGCTTTTGCCTGTGCCCGGGAAGCGCCTTCGGCTTCCGCTTCCAGCATGCCGCTGCCTGCGGACCTTGTGTACAGAGAAGCCATGCCGCCGAAACCGGGGAGAAGCAGGTCTGCAGGCTTGTCCATCATGGTCTGGAGATAGTTCGCTGCGAGATCGATTCCGAGCCCGCCTAAAAAGCCCTTGCCTTCCTTGGCCTTCTCAAGCTTCTCTTGACCTTCCTCGTTCCACCGGCGACCGAACTCCTGCATCTGCCGGGTCTCGGCAATCTGCTGGTCACGCTTGGCCTGATCGTTTTCAAGGCCGATCTGGGAGGCAGACAGCTCGTCCGTTGCCCAACCGGCATAGTCTGAAGTGTTGCCGCCGAGCTTGTTCCCGAGCAGAGCCAAGTCTTCCATGCCGGAGCCGTAGAACTTCGCCTTCGGTCCTACCCAGCCCTGAGCCGCGCCAACCAGCGTATCGACCGCAATGTCTTTTGCGCTCGGTTCTTTGCCGCCTGCAGCCTTCCATTCGGCATCGGCTTTCTTCTGGAGCTCGGCAATCCGCTTACTGTAGCTGTCGGCGGTCTGCTTGTCCTCGCCCATGTAGATGCCGTCCACCCAGATTTGGCTGCGGTTCTGGCCTTCCTGCCTGAGCTGCTCAATCTGGGTGTCGTAGTTCTCGGCGTTCTTCCGGTGCTGCTGCTTCTGTTCAGCCTGCTGCTTTGCAGTAGCATCCCAGTCGAGGTCGTCGTCTGCAGAGTAGATGTTCTGCTTCTGCGCCTTCTGCTCCGGCTTCTTCTCTTCCTTGGTACCGGCAGAATAGATGTTTTGCTTCTGGGACGATTTCTCTTCCTTCGGCTCTTCGCCGATCTTGCCCTGCTCGGCAACATACGAGGTCTTCTTTTTCTTTTCCTGTTGCTTCCGATACTCGTTGTTGCTTCTGCGCTGGCCATTGCTGGCGGTTGTTCTTGCAGTAGTGCTGGCCTTCTGCGTGGTCGTGCTCTGCTTTGTGGTGCTGGCACTTTTAGCTGCGGGCTTGGAAGCGGTCCCGCTCTGAGACTTCTGGGTAGTGCCAGACGTCTGATGGGCACCATATTTGTTGATGTAATAACTTACATCTTTCGAGCTGCTGCTCTGAGATGACGTTTTATTCTTTGCCATTTACATCACTTCCGATATCTGGCTAATCACTTCTTGGTGATCTTGCCGCTACTTGATGACATCTTTGCCGAGCCTGATTTCCCTGCCGCGTTCAGGCTCCCATAAAGTTGATCGCTCGTCATGTGACGCGCAGCGTCTGCACTCATGGTCTGCTTGCCGCTGCTTGAACTGCTGCTGCCGCCGGATTTGCCGGTAAGCCCGCTGATAACGCCGCTGACAGCCTTTTCAACAGCGCTCTGAGCCCCGGCCAAAGCTTTCTGTGTCGCTGTGGCCAAAGTGGTGTCTTTGCCGCCGGTCTTGCTGCCGGGCTTGCTGCCAGTGCTGCCGCCGCCGTAGTAGCTGCCACCATAGTAGCCGCCACCGCCGCCACCGCCGCCGTTGTAACCCTTCGGATATGCGCCGGTCATCATCTTGTAGGTCTCGGCGTCGATTGCTCCGACTCTCCATGCGAAGTCGGGGTTTTGTGCGTTCCACATCTGCTTCATGATGTCCGCAACATCCTGTCCGTACATTGCAGCGTAACCGGAGAAGTCACCGAAGGTCGAAAGAGTTTCAGCTTTCTTCAGTGCCTGCTCGTCGCGGTACCGGGATTCCGTATCGGCCCAGTCGCGGTTCGCGTCGCTCGTCTTGTCGAATCTCGTGATGTTCTGTTCGCGTGTCGTGTCCAGACGGTTCATGTTGTTCTGAAGCATCTGGTCGATATAGTTGCGGCTGTTGGCCACCTGAGTATCCAGATAACTCTGGTTGGATGCGGCAAGCTGGTCGTAGTAGTTCTGGTTCTGCTGCTTCTGGGAGTCAAGCCACGAAAGCTGGTTGTTGTAATCATCCATGAGCGCTGCCGCTTTCTTGTAGTCGTTGTCAGCCATCGCCTGACTGACGGCGTTCTGGTAGTCCACCTTCAGGTTCGCGATCTGCCTGTCGATAGAGGCGTTTTCAGCGGCTTCCTGCGCCCTCAGTCCGGAATAGCCTTTGGCGAATCCCTGATTCAGCGCAAGCTGCTGCTGTGACCCCGTGCCGGTGTTCAGCCCCTGCGCCATCGCCTGCATGTTCAGGTTCCGTCTGTTCCGCTCATACTGAACGGACAGATCATTCGCAGCAGTCTGGTACTGCGGCGCGATCTTCGCCCTTGCCTCTTCCTGTGCGGCGATGCTCTTATCGAGCGCAGACTGGTACTGGAGTTTCTGTGCTTCCAGAGCCTTGCCGTACAAGTCGGAGATTTTCCCCTGTGATGTCGCAAGCCTCTGATTGTAATCAGCCTGCGCCTGTGCGTTGCGCTGGTCATAGGTCTGCTGCGCCTGTGCCTGCCGCTGATTGTAGGTGTTGTTCGCTTCTGCCAGCCGCTCCTCATACGTCTTGTTGGCGGCGGCGTTCCTCTGGTCGTACAAGGCGTTGGCCTCGGTCTGCCGCTGGTTGTAGATCTTCTCGGCCTCTGCCTGTCTGGCAGCGTACTGGTCTTGGATGGTCTGGGAAAGTCCCGGGCTTGCCGATGCCGCCGCAGGCGCGGCAGCCGTGGAGGTCGTGGTTTTCTTTACTTCTTCTTCGATTGTAGCCATTTAGTTCACCTCGTTATTCACCCTCAGGTTCGGGTTCAGGTTCCGGCTCCGGGTCAGGCAGCGGTGCAAGGTCGCCTACCCGTTCGATTGCTTCCGACACGCCGTCACTGATACGGTAGAGTATGGCAAGCTGTTCCTGTCTGGAATCGACCGCATACATCGTGCCGAGTACCGTGTGGAAAGCGGCATATGCCCGGTTTCTCGCCGTTGTTACATCGTTGTTATAGCTTTTGCTGTCGAACGCTTTCGGAAAACCGCTCATAGTGCTGTAGTTCCCGTTTGCATCAACGATCTTTGCTGTAACTTCATAGATTTCTCTCTGCATTGTTGTTCTCCTTTTTATGCGTTGCCAATAATGTATGTTCCTTGCAAAATCACACCACTACCAGACGATATTGCGCTGTTGATAGAGATTTGTCCGGGATTTGATGCTGATACCCATGCCGTGTTCTTGTTGTTCATTTCCGCAAGAGAGGTGGTGATTGCCGGACGTTTTCCAGTTTTAATTGTTGCAACAACAGAATTAGCCGCTATGTTAGCTGTCGCTGTCAACCTCAAACGAATTTGACCAACTTCACCCCACTTTGCAAAACTGGCATCTGCAATCGTAATGTTTGACCCGGCTGTAGCGATATCTGAGATAGTAGAAGTTACAGAAGCATCTGTTTGACCTGACCCGCCGGAAGTAATTGCGAGTGGAAGATTTAGCGACCATCGTGAAGTTGAAGATGTTTCGTCCCAAAGTGAAAGCCCGGTGTCGTTTACTACGATAGACATTCTATGCCCGTTGTATGCGCTTTCTGAATTCAGGTCTGTGAATCCGAAAAGCGCGATCTGCCCGGTATATGCCCCGGATGGAGCAACCGCGAAGTTCTGAGCTTCGCTGCCGAGATCAAGATTTTCCTTGGCTTTTGCCGCTGAAGTTGCTCCTGTGCCGCCATTGGCAACGGGAACAGGCGAATTAACTGTAGCAATACTGCCGAGGCCGAGGGCGCTTCGCCAAGCCCCCGGGCTGTCAATAACTACAGCCGGATTATTCCCGTTATATAGCAGTTGCACCCCGCTCCCGACAGAGCCATCGCTTTTTAACCCGGCGATCCACAAACCATACGAGCCATCAACATTGTGTTTGCTTCGAATTACACCAAATCGGTGGTCGTTCTTGTCTCGGAACAAAACGCTGTTGCTGTGAATGTCGGTATCTGTCGCATTCGTCAGATCATCATTTGTGCTTTTTAGCAGAAGCTGGTATTCACCCACTCCAGACGGCCTTAGTATAACCAGCCCGCCCGTCATCGTATCTCCTGACTTCTTTACGAACAGTTCCTTGACGGCTGCTATCGCTTTGTCCAGCGCATCCGATGCCCCCTGCCTCGTCTTGTTGAACAGATACGCAAGGGTGCTGTCATCGTTGATGTTTCTGTTCAGACTCATACCGTCACCTACTTCGCGTCACTGGTCATCCGCACCCGGATTTCCACGTTCGTCACCGTAACGGGCGGCATCCTCGTGTCCACACTCAGCTTCAGATGATAGAACACGAACTTCTTGGCCTTCAGTTTGACTTTCGTCATGAACGGTTCGCCGGGTACTTTCGCCTTGTCAGATACGACTACTTTCTCTTGGAACGTGTTCTTCCGGTCGGTTACAACCGTCACATCCACGCTCGTGCCTTTGATGGGTTTCAGGCCTACCCACACGGCAGCGGAGTATTTCCGGGAGTATGCAGCGCCGAAGTCCATCGCGCCGCTCTCCCACACCGCTTCAAGGATTCTTCCGTCATCGCCCATCACATAGTCGGACATTCTCCGCACCTTGCCGTCATGCGTTCCGATGTAGAGTTCCCCGTGGAAAGAGCAGATGGCCGCACAGTCGAAGTTCTCATACCGATACCATGCATCAGCGGCATAGTTCCACACGAGAGCCATGTTGTCACCACACAGGTAAAACTCCTGTGCGTCATTGTCATCCCACATGCGACAAGTCTTGAAGTCGATCTCCTTGATGCTGGACTGTATCCGGTCGGAAATACGCTTTGCCTGCCGTTCATCCCTCGTGAGGTTCGATGTATAGTAAGAGCTGTTCGTCCACTGGTACAGTTCCGTGCCGCATGTGGTAATCGGGCTGTTGTTCACCAAACACACCTGACCGGGAGATACGTTGCCCCTGTCGCGGTTCACCGGGGCGCAGTACAGCGCAGGCGTGAGGTTCTGGTCTGCCAGCTCTATGATGCCGTGCTGGATGCTCCAGCACTCGTCCGGTTTGTAGGCAATTAGCGTGCCGCCGTGGCGAATCAAATCCGTCAGCGGTGTGTTGCTGTCGCCTACTGCGATCTCATAGGAGTCCGGGAAGTAGTCGGCTCTGGGCATCCCGTTCCCGTCCATGCCGGAGTACAACGCCTTGTTTGAGCCGTCTCCGTAGATGAAGATTCTGGTGTCGGTCGTTCCGGAGTAGAGTTCCGAAAACAGCATGCCTGCCACCTGTCCGTAGTAGTCAGGCACACTGCTGTGGCCTGTGTCCGTATGGAGATACACGGAGTATTCCACTTCCATCGAGTTCACCGCCCTTGCCGGGGCAGAAGTGAATGTCACCGTGCCGTTCGTGGTGTTCCCCGTCCAGCCGCTGATGGTGCTGCCGTCCGTTGTGCTTTTTATAGATGTGATGGCTTTCAAATCCTTTTCCGGCAGCTGGAACGTCTTGTTCGTGCCGTCCGGGGAGAGCCACACTCTCCGCTTGTTCGACAGGAGATTCACATACTCCCCCGTCAGTTCCCCGGCGTCAGCCGTGTTGTTCGGCCCGATGCTGATCGCAACAAGAGGGATATATGCGTTCGAGTTGTCGATCTTCGTCACCGTAAGCCCTGTGCCGGGGTCGTAGATTTTGTAGTAGTTATAGCCGTTCAGAACGTACACGATGCCGTCAAACATGAAGAAGTGTACGCCCTTGTCGGTGTTGATCGCGCCGATATACGATCTGGAGAAGCTGCCGTCCGAATCATCGTACAGGCTCCACAGACCGCCGTTGCAGGCCGCAAGCAGAACATCGTGACCACCCAGTACACCGCTCCAGATGGACTCCACCGGATACGCCGTGCCGCTGGCCTCTGCCGTTGTGATGTACCCGGACAGCAAATACGTTCCGTCTTCGTTGTCCGTCATGCAGCCCGCTCCAAGTGCATAGGTAACATCGTCCTGTTGGTAGTACAGGTAAGTTCCCTCGGCAAGCGCGTCGAGGATCGCCGCGACGTTCTCCACCATATAGGGCGTGCCTGCCGTGCCTGTGTTTTCCAGAATGCCTGTCGCAACGCTCCACACGGAGCTTGGCACATTGAATTTGCCGCCGGATACCGAGGCGTTCTCTGCATAGAGTTTGCCGCCGTCCACCGCTGCCGCATCGCCGCCCACCGGAACCAGCGTGCCGGGAATGGCCGTGTCGCTGATCGTGCTGATCAGAACCAGAATATCTCCGGTGTTATAAACGCCGACCGGGGAAAGAGTCTCCGATACCGTTGCCGTGTACGACGGGCCGAGTCCGGCGACAAACTCCTGGCCCGGCCTCAGCTTCAGGTTTCCGTCGCGGGTGATGCGCCAGTTGACCATAGTCGAGGCTTCGCCCATCTTGAGCCGGGTGTCGCCGTCCGGGTGTTCGTTCAGGCCGTACCATTTCTGGACGCTGAAGACTTTATCGTTTGTTCTGGCTGATATAGTTGCCATAAGCGTCCACCTTAACTTTGCAGATACAGATTGTAGACCCTGAGGTCGCCGGGCCAGTCGGAGTATCCGGGGCTGTAGTTGGCGTGTACTCTCAGCGCCACGTACTTTGTTCCCGTTGCGCTGGTAATATCGAGGGTCTGTGTGGCTCTGGTGGTGTAGCCCGTTCCTTTTTGGTAGACAAGCCGCACGGAGTTCGTAAAGGATGCCTGATTCTGCGAGGTATCCGTAACAAGGCCCATGTGGTCGCTTTCGCCTCTGCCTTGGAAGTCAATGACCATCGTCTTCCAGTCGTCCACGGAAATGGCGTTCGTGAAGTAGCCGGAAGTATAACCGTTAAGACTTGGGTTGCTCCAAACGTCATTTGAAAGCCAGATATAGTCACCCTCATCACGGAAGTCCGGGTGGTCAGCGCCATGGTATGTATGGCTGAATCCAGTCCAGTTGCCACTCTGGATGAGATACCACTTCAACGCAACGCTTACATTGTAAGTCGTAGCAGCAGATATCGTAACAGAACCCGAGCCTGTCGCCGCATTGCTGATTCCGCTCTGCGACCATGAACCGTTAATTGTGAACGCTCCCCAGTCTCTAAACGGAACTTCGAGGTCGGCGATGCCGCTGGAGTTTGCCGTCTTCGTGGAATAGGTTGAACCGCCCTTTACAAACGTAACCGTTGCGCTCGGCTTCGTGGTCACGTGGATAAAGGCCGACTTCATGGTTATCGCGTTTGTTCTGCTCTCACCCATGCTTAAGACCCCGCAAACACAAGGATTTTTGGAACGGTGATGCTTGTCGTCTTGGTTGAGTAGATATACACGCCCCCGGCATACGTTTCGGCATACGGGGAGTAGTCTCCGCTTTCAGCCTGTGCCGCAGAGAAAAACACCAGCGCCGTCATCGCCGCCGTTACTCCGGTGCAGGCAATCGCGCACCGCTTCGGGAATGCCGTGCTGCCGTTGTTCGTCCACGAGGATGCAGACTTGCTTGTAAAGATCAGCTTCTTCGTTTCCTTGCCGTTAACGGTCGTAGTCAAGCTGCTGACAGTGGAAGCAGCCGCCCTGCTGTCGTCCGTTGGATGAACGTGATCTTCTCGTGCGTATTTTGTAGCAGTTCCAACCGCAGCCGTGCCGTCTTTTTTAGGTGTTGCCGTTCCCGGTACAACAGCAGAAGCCGCCGCTCTGCTTGTGTCTGTCGGATGCACGTGGTCTTCACGAGCATACTTCGTGGCGGTTCCCACCGCAGCAGTTCCGTCCATCTTGGGGCTTGCCGTTCCCCTGAGGTTGGTGATCGTGGTCGACAGCCCGGAAATGTCTGTCTCATGCTCGGCAATCGCTCCGGTAAGAGTCTGGGCGGTCGTCGGCAGAGCCGTAGACCCGATCTTCGTGTTGATCGTGCTGATGTTTGAAGTATTTGTCGTAATCGCGTCCTGTACCGCTTTCCGGTCAGCGCACATCATCCAGTAGCTGCCGTCGTACACGAATGGCACAACCTCGTTGGCCTTCCACGATTTCAGTTCGTTCGTACCCGGCTTGTTGTTGCCGTCCGTATAAATCGCCTTTGCTCCCGTGCTGTTCACGTTCAGCGTCGGGGTCGCATTCGTGTTCGTGTTGCTGAACTTTACCAGAATCAGGACTCCGGCAATCAGCGTGTCGAAGTCTGCGCATGTAACCGCTTTCTCAGCCGTAGCCGCAGACGTGGTGCATGTGCCGTACAGCGAAGACGCAATCGAATAGTCCGTGCCGTTGATCCTGATCTTTGAACCGTAACTCATTTTGTTTCACCTCTTATTACTGCCTGCGTTCCACAGAACGGAGCGCCTCGCCCAGCTCCTTGAAGCCGGTGCTTTTCGCTTCTTCCGTCTGTTCGTTCTCTGCGATCTCCGGCGTAGCAGCAGCCGCCTGTTCAGCCGCTGCCTGCTGTTCCATCGCCGCCTGCTGTTCGGCCATCATCTGCTGCTGTTCCATCTGCTGTTTGATTTCGTCAATCAGTTCACGCCGTCCGGCAACCGTTCCGTCTGGGATATGCTCCAGATACTGAACCACGTTGATGTGGCCGTTGAGAAGCAGATTGTCCAGCGTGGACAGCGAAGATACTTCAGAGTAGTAGGAAGAAGCACCCACGTCGATCTTGACGGAGAACGGATGGTTCTTCAGCATTTTGAAATCGAACTCCACCGGAGCCGTTGCCGGAATCTCCTGTGCCGGGAGTCCGATCTCCTGCGAGAGTGCAGCCTGCTGTTCAAACAGGGTACGCATCTCGTCCGTCAGTGGCATATCCACCACACGCTTGCCGTAATACTCGCTCATGAACTCCAGCCAGATACGGGCTAAATCTTCAATCTGCTGATACAGGTTCTGCTTGGTCAGTTCCTGAGGCGTGCTTGCCGCTTTCTGCAAGGATAGGATGGCCGAAGTATTGTAGGCCTTGCCTTCGCCCAGCGCAGCCTCTGTAGCGCCGAGGCTTTCCTCTGACTGGCTTACCGCCGCCTGAATGTACTGGAAGACCTGTGGTTCAATATGCCCGGTATCCACTGCTTTGATGGCATTGTCCACGGTACCGGCTACGCCGATGGCGCGGCCTACGCCGTTATCCAGATGCGAGATTCTTGTTTTGTCATAAATGAACTTCGGGAAGGCCGTGCGGTTGATGGAAATCATCGACATGGCCCACGCCTTGTTCACAAAAATTTGATTGGGAATAAGCCCCGTAATCATGGCCTGCCCGTGATAGCAGTCAGCGACATAATCCCAGTTGAGCCAGACGATGGGATACAGCCGGATGTTCAGATTCCACGCTTCTTTGATTACGCTGTTATGGCAGAACTCGTAGCACCAGACTTCGCCGTTGTCGTCATCTTTCCAATAGAGCTGGATGGTCGTGACCTTGTCATCCGTGCGCTTCATGCTGTCGACCGCCGAGTTCTCCTCGTCGTCCGGCATAATCTGCTCCCAGTCCTCAATGCCGTTCGCTTTGGCCCTGCGCTTGACGTTGCGTACCATCTCACGCTTCTCAATCATAATCCAAGGCTGCTCCTGCACACGCCGGTCGTTCGGATTGCCGAAGTAGACTCTGGTGTTCTCCAGCATCTCACTCTTGATTCTGCCCTTGCTCTTCTGCCCGGACTCAGCTTTTTCGTCCCAGTAAGTAAAGATGCATCCGTCAGCCCTGACGGCGGCATCCCTTGCAAACTCCTTGGACAATGCCGGGAGCCGGTTCTGTTCGCACAGCGTCTCAAACTCCTCGTTCACAATCCGCACCGGGTCGATCATCTTATCGTCTTCCGGGAATGCGGCAAGCACCGATGCGTTGATTTTGATCGAGTCCGACACAAGGTTCGCAATCGTGAAACCGCCGACACGCTTCAGGAAGTTGAATACCGGCGTCGGCAGGCCGTTGGCATTCACGCCTTCCCACTGCTTGCCTACGTAAAAGTTCTCGTTTGCTTTTACTGTCTCGTACAGGTTGATACTGTTGTTAAACTGCTGTGCCTTTTCGTAATGGCTCCAGCCCCAATCGACTGTCGGCTTGTCTTTGCCTGCGAACAGGCCCAGCCCGTCTTCACTCATTTCTGTTCACCTCAGTTATGGGTTTACCATAGTTCAGGATGGCGGCGACGCCGTCATTCCAATCCTTCTCCATCTGAAGGTTCCGCTCCATCTCATCGTTCAGCTGCTGAAGAAGAACATGGTTGCGGAGCATTTCTCCCTTGTGGTCTTTCGGCAGAAGGTCTTCCATCTGCACGATCTTCGCGGCCAGCTTTGCGATCTGGTCAGTATTCGCTTCGCCCTTCTGCTCCAGCCGCTTCAGCCAGTCCTCTGCCCATTCTTCTAATTTAATGTATCGCTCTTTCAGAAACAGCACATCCATCATCAGCTTGCCGCACATGGCTATCGAGCCAATAACGCACACGCCTGCCAGAATCAGCCATACTTCCATCTTGTTCTCCTTTCAGCTTGCCAGATAGCTTGCGTCCGGTTCCCCGCCGCACATGTAGCTTTCGTAGTTTTCTTCCTTGTCGTCGATCATATCTTCAAAGGTCCGCTTCCGCTCCGTCACTGGCTGCACCGCTGCCAGTGTTCTGCTGATGGCAAAATAGCGTACCGCGTCTACCGTATGGCTGACCTCGTGAGGCTCTTTCGCGCAGTCGTTGACGTTTTTCTCGTCCGTCTGTATGTCTCGAAGGTCAGCCGCCACTCTCGTTAAATCTGAGAAAAGCATCAGCCCCGGCAGCGTAGCCGGTGCTTTCTTTTCCGGGAACAGGGAGATCACATAGGGGTCTTTCAGCGGCATCTGCGCCATCATGTGCTTTACCGCCATGTGGCCTTGGACGCGGTCCCTCGGTGCTTGGATGATGTTCAGGCCGTTGGTGAGGAATATCTCGGCCATGCTCTTGCCGGATTCCTTGGACCGGCTCCACATATCCCACGGTGCGTAGGTCGCCTGTATCTTCTCGTGGATGGGGCTGTTCTCCAGACAAAGCGCAGCCGCCTTCTTGACGATCAGGCCTTTCTCTTCCACTTCTCGGTATGCCCATGCCCTGCCGTCCGTGTCGATTGCCCACCAGATGCAGGCGAAGCAGTCAAGGCCGTAGTCGAAGCTGCGGTATCTCGGCCAGTGATCGGGAATCTTGAATGCGTTCTGCATGTGCGTGGCGAACTGGAACTCCTTGAAGTAACCACCGCCGAGTGCATCCCAGTCGCCGTATCGGTACGCCCTTCTCAGGTCTTCCGGCATCTGCGAAAGCATTCTCAGGTAGTTCGGGCTGTGTTCCAGCATGTGGGTGTTGTCGTCAACCGTGGCGAAGATAAACGTGTAGTCTTCCGGGTTTTCGTTCTCTTCCGGGTTCGCGCAGTTGGTCTTGTACTGTTTGTCTATAAAGAGCCGCTTCACCCAGCGGTGTCCTACACCGCCCGGGTTGCATGTCAGATACATGCGCTTCGGGAACGGGTTCGAGCCTCGAATCATACCGCCGAGGTAGTTGAAGGCTCTCTCTGAGAACTGCGTTGCTTCATCAACGAAGACCGCGTCATATTGCTGACCTTGATACTCCTCTTCGCTGTCAACGCCGGACCAGTGTCCGAAGCGGATGGTGCTGCCGTTGACGAAGGTCAGCATGTGAGTCGTGCCATTGTAGGTCGCCGCCCCGGTCTGAGCCGCGAGCTTTCGCATGGGCGCAATGTGGTTTTCTTCCAGTGCCGGGTAGGTCTGGCGCATGATCAGGATTGCTATTCCCGGATACGCCAGTGCCATGCCGAACGCCTTGGTGCGGATAGCGTGGGTTTTCCCGCCGCCTTTTGCGCCGCCGTAACAGACGAACGGCGTTCGCGCCATGTAGAATTGCAGTTGTTTCGGATTCGCTTCCCCTGCATCCCAGACGGCATCTTTCGGCCCGCTGTTCTTCCGTGGTCTTGCCATTACTGAAAGGCCTCCATGCCGCCGACTCCGGCTACTTTAAGAGTCAGGCTCTTATCTCCGGTGTCGGTCTTTCTGTCTACCCAGCCGCCGTTACCGGCCTGCTTCAGGATATTAAGAAAGGCCTGCGCCGATCTTGGGTCGGCAGCAAGCCTTCTCGCCGCCCAGCTTTCCCTCATATCTTGCGCCCAGTTGAAGACCTTCTCGTAGTCCGGGTCTTCCTGATATGCCCTGTAGCTTTCATGGCTAAGGTCCAAGTGGATTCGCATACCGGCCTCGTCCGGGAAGCATGCGCTGTTCATGATCGCATCTGCCAGAAGCTGGAAGTCTTTCTGCAAGCCGTTCCAGCTTTGCGCCTCGTCTGCCTTCTTCGCAATGTCCGCAAAGGCCAGTGTCAGCTTTCGCCAGTCCGGTGCGGTCTCACACTCGGCGAAGTATTCCCGCATCTTCTTGAACAGGTCGTTCGGAGTCTTATAAGGTCTTGCTACCTTGCGGACTTTCTTCTCTTCAGCCGGGTGGGGCGGTTGTTCAGGTATCCGCTTTTCAGCCACTTATACCGCCCCTTTCAGCTCCACATTGAAAACTCGTTGTACGGATGAATGCCGCCGCTCGGCCCGTAGATATCCACGATGTCTTCAGACTCCGTGAGCCTACCTTCGCCCCGCATGAGTGCCGCCTTCAGTTCGTCGTACCTCTGCTGTGCGAAACTCGCGGTGTTCGGGTCTTCGGTGAGCAGCAGATGCGCTACAAGGCCGTAAGGCAGCACCGTGCCGGAGCAGTAGTCGTCAAGGTCGATGACCGTGTTCATGTCCGGCAGCGGCATCAGCACAGGCCGTCTTCCGCTCTGCCATTCCGTCCACTTTGGGAATGTATCCGAGTATGGATACAGTTCATTCTGCAGGGTGTTCAGAATCGGCAGGGAGCGGTTCAGATACTCGGTCGTGTCCGCATGCAGATATTCACCGGCATCGTTCTGCTCATCCATTTTCGCGATGGCTCGCTCAAACACGTCCATCCCGGTCAGGGTTCCTGTCGTTTCGTAAGGCATAGATTAGTCCTCGTGCTTTCCGGTCTGCTGATGCCACGCCTGATGCAGGCCCGTGCTTGCGAATCCAGAAATGATTCCGATTGCCACTGCGTTCATGATGTCGTTCGCCGGGAAGTCAGCCATCGTGTACATGGCGACTACGCCGAGGATACCGCCCAGTACACCGCAGATGATCGGAATCCACTCGTCACATTTGTGGGTAGCTTTCACGCCTTCCGCAATCAGATAGCAGATTACGGTAATCGCCCAGATTGTTACGCCTTCCATTTCATCACGCTCCAAAAATCATTTTGATCAGTACGCCGATAACCGCCG